GTATAAGTGGCTTCAGGAGAGATAACAGTACCATCTTTGATTTTGATATTAGATCCTGTAACTGAGTACGCATAACCTGAGTTATAGTTTTCAGTGATGATAACTTCATCTATTTTTGAAATACTCCTTGAATTGCTTTGAATCTGATTTGCACCAAATCTGGGAGTTTCAGCAAAGGCATTTGGAATAAAAACAACAAGTAGACATAGCCACCATTTCATTAATCAAGGCCAAGAGTAATAGTTGATTGAAGTGTCGCTGTAGTACCAGCACCCATATCAGCAAGGTTAACTGTAAGGGCTTGTCCAGAATCAAGTGTTATAGCTACAGAACCAGGATCGCCACCTGACACCACCGTATTCTTGCCCAAAAGAGGCAAGGATGGGACCGCACCGTTAGTTACAGTCGCAGATAGTAAACTTGGTACTGCATCTGCTTGGATGTAGGTTTCGCTTGCTGAAAACGCATCTCCTGTATTTACAACATTGAAGCTAGTATCGTAATCAACAGTAGGTACACCGTTAGCAATACCAGCATCTGCTAGATCAAGAGAACCTATTTGACCAGCTACTGTGTTTGCTTTTGGTGTTACGTTTGTACCAGCTACACTGATAGACGATCCAATACGCTCTGATGTAGCACTAGCACCTAAAGTAGATACTGAAGCTACTGATTGGATTGAATGTGTTACGTCTGCAAAACTAGCTGTTGGAAATGCTAGCAAAATCAAAGGAAGAAATTTTTTCATTTTTTGGATGATGGGGGATCTACAATTTCTGCACCAATAATTTTTATCGGTGTCTCGATTCTAACTGTCTGATAACCACCAGACTGTGACGCTAATAACGCTTCTACTTCTTTTTTGTTTAGAGGTTTGTCCTCTGGTTTAAAAGTACCATCTCCACGTTTCTTTGCACCTTCCAATCCAAAACTAGCTAACGCTCCAGTAAGAAGAGAAGCTGGAAATGTAATGTCCTTGGGTTCGTTACTGTAACCAGGAATTGAGATGTAGTTGAGCGATACTATGAAACCACTCCAAGCAACAACCACAAGCCTTACTACGACTGAGATAAAGGCTAGTTGTTCTTCTTTATCTGTGATGTTGTCTTTTAATTTCTGGAGTGGACCTTTTTTCTCCTGTTCTGCCATAAAAGCGTAGTATCTTGTCTAATACTAGCATTTTAGCTATGTTTGGAAAGTAACACATAATTATGTCATGTATAAAATTTTAAAACCAATATTATTAACCTTTTTGACCACGACTGCTTGTAAAAGGTTAATTATTGATTTGTTACGAGCAATTTGTAAACAGACATCTAACAACCTTGATGACAGAGCAGTTGATGTTCTTGAAAAACAACTTTTTCCTACACCATGAGAATTACAAAATTCCTCAACATTGATATAGAACCAGCACCTCCTGAGTTGGAATTAGAAGTTGAAATGCAATGTAGAGAACTTATGAAGTCTAATGACTTAGATGCACTTAAAAGATATTGCACCCACCTTGTAAGAAAAAAGTTTGATCAAGATATATTTATGGCTTCATTGCTTAACAGATTGATTGAATTAGAAGCTAATCGTGTTGTAGTGGAAATGAGAAAACATAAACAGACAAATCCTATTAAGAAGTTTTTTCGTATTCGTTAAGTTCATCATCAGTAAAATCACGAATTAATAATTTATCAATCTTGTCAATTTCATAATTGAATTTTAAAACAGCAGTTCTAATGTGTTCCGCTACCCAATTTCCCTTAGAAATTACTTGTGCCTTACCTCTTTCATTTATAAATATGTAATGATCCTGTCCTTTCATTTGAATATCTAAAAAATTTTTCTCTAAATTTTTACGTCTTATTTCTTTAAGTTTGCGTAACTTAAGAATAGATTGTCTAACTGGTTTCATTTTTTATAATCCGAAGGAGGAGGTGTAAGCCAATGACGTTTGCCATTGATAATTTTAAAATGGATATTCAATAAAGGATCTTTTACTAAATATTTATTAGATTTTTTCATAAAAGGAGTGAGGACTTACATTGTAAAATCTCACAAAAACAAATGCCTCGATTTTAAAATGGTATCTCTTCAGTTGTTGGTGTAATTTCTATTTTTTGTGGATTAATGTTACCAAATACTCCGTACTGTCCATCCATCGCTTTAGAGAAGATTTGTACACATTTAGTTTTAACTTTCTCTTTTTTGCTGAAATCGTAGACTTCTCCATCTTTGGCTTTTGTATTTACTAGGTTTTGTAAATGATCTATTAAATGGGTAACAGAGTCAACAGGAATTGTTAAACTCAAGACTTGTTGACCTTCATTAAAACGGTCATCACCAATATTCCATTTAATTGGAAGAGGTAGTGCTGGATTGAAATCAGACATAATTAATTAAAAAATTGAGATAATAAAGTGTTGAAGAATGAATTAAAAGAAACTTTGTTTTGTTTACAATGATCTTTTATTTTAAGTGCAAGGGTGTCATTTGTTCTGACACTAAAGATGTTTTTGTTCCAATCTTTTTTTCGTTGCTGTTTGCGGAGAAGAAGTTCATTCAATACTTGATCTCTCGCAGTGTTAGCAGTTTCATCTGGTGTCATAAGCTCTCATCTATCTTAGAGATTTCAAGAGCTAAAAACTCTCCATGTTCAGCAGTAGTAATATGTCTAGTAATTTTTGTATCTGTAATACTAAACTTCTTTCTGAAAGATTCAACAAGATCTTTCATCTTTAATGGATTACTTTGATGAAGTGCCTGTAGTTTTTCAAGGATAGTCTCCTTTGCTTCCTTAGTAATAGGATCAGGTAACTTCTCTAAAACAGAAGTAGGTTCTAACTTTTGATTAGGTTTTGTAGGAGTTTTAGCTACACCAACTTTTGGTGGTGGTGTTTTCGTTAATGAATTACCATCATCATCATCATTAGCTAATCCATAGACAGAGAGTAGTCCATATCTACGAGCATAAGTTTGTGCTGAACCAGCTTCTTGATGTGCATTTTTTACGTTACTAGGAATCTTTGGAACAGGAAACTTACTGACTAAAGGTTCATCACCAGAAACGTGCATC